TAATGAAAGAGACAAGAGTGGTAACATTGGCTCTTTCATTAAAAGTATCTCCTCCTTCAGTGGTATTGTGTCGAACGTATCTGGATATACCTTCTCGGAAATGTTCGACATGAACAATCCGAAGTTCTTTGTACAGTTGGATGGTAGTATCCGTAATATACCCAATGCTTTAGGTGTTATTGACAGTACCGTATCCGAGAAAAGTCACATATTGTATAAACTGTACCAGACATATACTCGTGGTGAAGATCCAGCCCTATTCTTTCACTTCCGTTGCAGTCCAGAAGGGGATTTTAAGGACTTCTGGAACCCCCAGATGACCCAACAGCAACTTGATTCCTACAAAGCTAAGTTTCCCGAAGCAGACTTTGCCCGTTACTTCAAAAATACGTGGGATGCGGGCAGTAAAGCTATGTTTACTGCTGATTTGGTTGCAGCGACCCACTATATTGGGGTTAATAACACGCTTGGAATGCAGAACCAGCTGGTGGAGACTATAAAAACTATCCAAAAAATGGAGGTAGTAGGGGATCGGGACGAGAAAATAGGTCGGGAAAGGACCCAAAGTGCCCCATATTTGCAAAAAGAATTGATGAAAATCGACCAAATATACGTTTTACATGATGGTTCCATGCATGCCAAAATGACTGATTTAAGTGATTTGCAGCGTTTAACCGACATATATAAGACTGATTGGGCACTGTGTGCAGGGATAGATAGAGCAGATCCATTGAAGTTAAACAAGATGGCAGGAGCCAAAACTATCCTTACTTTGACTGCCAAAGGCTTACCAAACAGCAAGAATAATCCTGATTCTTACCTGGAAGATGGTTCCGTAAAGAAGTATATCTACTTTTTAATGCATTTGGCACACGTTACCAGCAATGATTTGAATGATATCAAAGACGTTTTAAAGAAAATGTCTGATGTATTTGACGGTATCGATACTTTATGCTCAGAAAGATGGGGTATGTGGGACATGGGAGAATGGTGTGGGGAGAATGACATTGCTTTGGAAGTTATTTCCCCAACCTATGACAGACAACGACAGATGTTCTCGGAACTGTACTCTTTGTACAAAAATGGCTTATTTAAAACACCCAAAGTGTATGTACCAGGAGCCAAAGGCCCAGATATTCTTGAAGAAGAAGCAAAGAGATTTGACCATAATCCACATAAGAAATGGTACGGTTCCCCTGAAAAGACTGAGAAATGGGGTATCCAAGATGACGCTATTTATAGTTTAGCCAACTCCGTTTATGGTGGAAGGAATCTTGGACCTGAAGATTTTAGGACTAGAACCATAGAACTTAACTTTGGCACCATGTATTACGAACAGACAAAAGGGGATTACTAATGGAACAAATGGAGATTGACCAGATTATAGATGATTTGCCCGATGAAGTGCTTGGTGAATTGGCTGCTTCCATGCCATGGTCCAATTACACAGGGGAAGGTACCCATGTAGTAGACGAAGATGGTTTTCCAATTTCAGGTGCTTCTGATTATACCAACTTTAGAGAGTTGCAGGAACTTTGTTGGAGAAAGTTTCTTGAGAATCCGCAGATCAATACCCATATTCAGGATTACATGGGTAATCTTACTGGGTTCGGCTTTAATATGGATTCTGACCAACCTAAAGTTGCTGAAGTAATGAAGGCCCATATTGAAGATCCAAGAAATGCCTTGTACAAGAACTTACCCAAGCATGTCGCCCGTTCAGGAATAGAAGGGGAACTGTTCCTATGCTTTACTCTGCATAATGATGGGTTTGTGGAAATAGATTTTATGAGCCCACGTACTTTGGCTCCTACTGGACATAAACAGTCCGGTATCTACTTCCACAAAAGGAAAGCAGGTTTCCCGTTATTTTATGAATTTGATTTGAAAGATAGTGAATTGGAAGAAACCCCCAGTGGAACAATTGTTATACCGTCCATTAATATAGCCTATTTCCCTGAGTATGCTTCTTACTGGAAACAGTACAAATGTAGTTCTATTACTGAGAAGAAACTTTCTGGTGCAAAATCCAGATCAAGGAAATTTTCCAAGTTAGGTGGATACAATCAATTTATTGTTGAATGGGATAAGGGATTTTTTACCACAAGAAATGTTTCCCATATAAGAACTACTCTTGTTTGGTTATCCCACTATGAGAATTTGAAGAAATGGGAAATAGACCATAAGAAGTCAAGTGGCTCTTATTTGTGGGTTGCCTATATCGAGGATGCAAAGTCTTTTAGAACCTGGTTGAAGTTAACCGATGATCAGAAGAAAAATACTGGATTGTTTGCAAAGAAAAAGCCTGGTGGTACAATTGTCCTTCCTCCTGGTATAAAGCTGGAATGCATTAATCCAAACCTTCCAAAGATATCTGATGCAGACACAGATATTATGGGAATGGTTATTTCTGGATTGAATAAACCTGAAGATATGGTAACCGGTGCTACAAAAGGTTCCACCTTCTCTGGTGTTAAAGCTTCCCGTGGCCCTGCTGCTGACAGGATACATGACCAAATTGCTTATTTTGATCGGTTCCTGAAGTACGATTTCTGGAGACCATTGTTCCTTTTAAGGAATGCTGTGTTACCAGAGTTTAAACTAGAATACTCTGTGGAAGAGGTGGTAGATTTTAAGGACAAGAAACCGATAAAGAAAAAGGTTCAGAAACTTGCCCATGATCTAATCTCAATTGAATATCCCATCTCTGATATCTCTGATATGGATATGAAAGCCTCTGCCCTTCTTGGTGTGAAGCATCCGTCTCTTATTGAAGTTCTTGGTATTCCTCATGAAGAGGTTGCAAGAAAACTTGGTATTGGTAATTACAAAAAGAAAAGACTGCAACGGGCAACCGAAGACGAAAACTACCCTGATTTGCCAACTACAATCGAACTTGAATCCCTTCAGGAAGGTGGTGGAGAAACAAAGGATCCGAAGAATAATCCCGATAAGGGAGATAAAACACCAAATTCCCCTAATAAAAAATCAAAGGATACGGAGGAAAACACTTGACATTACAAAAACATCCCTATATGATTAGCAAAACCCCACGGATATGGAGGAACGAATGACCAAAAAATATGACAGGATTTTCGCCCAACTGTTTAACCGTCCCTGGTTAATCACCCAGGAAATGCTGTTGACAATGATTGAAATTTCTAACCGAGAAGTTGATATTGAAGCTGTACAGGCCAGATTTGCCCAGCCATTAATCAATGCTGAACGGGCAACAGTAAGAGATGGGGTTGCAATTATCCCTGTTTCTGGTCCTATTTTCCCAAAAGCCAATTTGATGACTGAATACTGTGGAGCTACTTCTGTTGAATCCATAGCAAGAGATTTGACTGTTGCCATGGAAGATGATGAAGTAAACAGTATTATCCTGAATGTTGATTCCCCTGGTGGTCACGTTACTGGTATAAATGAACTTGCCAATATGATCAGAAGCTATTCCGCTGATAAGCCTATACATGGTTATTCAGGTGGAACTGCTGCTTCTGCTGGTTATTGGTTGCTTTCTTCCTGTTCGGATGTTACTATTGATGCCACTGCCAGAGTTGGAAGCATTGGAGTTGTTGTTGGTCTCCCGCCTAAAAGCGAAGGGGATCCAATAGAAATTGTCAATACAGCTTCCCCTAATAAACGAGTGGATTACACCACTAAAGAGGGGAAAGCCGTAGTAGTAGAGGAACTGGATGCTCTTGCCGGTGTGTTCATTTCTTCAGTAGCCGAATTTAGGAATGTGACGCCATCAGTGGTCACGAAGGATTTTGGAAAAGGTGGTATATTGGTGGGGTCAGATGCCGTAAAAGCAGGCATGGCTGACCGAATTGGTTCCTTTGAGGAACTTCTGTCCGAAAAGAGCAAAGGAGGAAATTCCATGCCGAAAAAGTATGAGGGTACAGCCGTATCCTTGAAAGAAGACAACCCGAGTATTTATGATGATATTTTCAATGCTGGTGCTGCTGCCGCAGTGAAAGAATCCGAAGAGATTGTTGCCTCCAAGGATAAAATTATTGCTTCCCTGAAGGAAGATAATGATAAGTTGGTCGCTTCCAATAAGGATATGACTGACCAGATCAAGGCATACCAGAAGAAAGAAGCAATGCAGGAAGAACAGAATATGGTTGCTACTGCAAACGCTATTGTTTCCGAGACTCTGGCTTCAAGTACCGTTCCGAATCATCTTCATAAGAAAGTACGTGCATTGCTGGATCATTCAAAGTTTGTGGTTGAAGGCAAACTGGATGCAGATGCTTTTACCGCTGCTGCAAAATCAGAAGTTGCTGAGTGGGAAGATTCTTCCAGTTCTATAAAAGGAATTGGTAGCAAAGAAGGGCTTGAGGACAAAACTGATGATGGGAAGACCGATGATGTAGTTGCCCATTTGGCCAGCCTTGTCAACTAAAAATAACGATTATATAATTGGAGGAATTTACAATGGTAGAAATGGGTTTAGGTGGAAGCACTCCGCAAGTTAATCACGGTGGGGAAACTCCTGGTCAGAAACGACTTTTCTATAGTCTTCGGGAGATTGCCCTGATCAAAGACAAGCATGTTCTTGGTGGTTTTGGTGTACTGAGGGCTGGTCAGGTAATGGCTGTTGAGCCAGTATCTGGTGATTTGGTTCCGTATGCCGCTACTACTACTCCGGCACATAAAACAGTGATGCCCGCCCGTGTTTACGCTGTTGCTGATGTACCCGATACTGGAACAGTTGTTTACGTACCGAAAGGAGATGGGTACAAGTTTGTTGTAGGCCAGTCTTTAATACTGGTTAATGATAACTCTGGTACTGCTGTTGTTCATGACGGTGGAGCTATTACTGAAATTGATGTGGATACCTATCCACATATGGACAAGATTACTTTTACCACTGCTGTAGCTGTAGCTACTTTTACAGTTGCCCGATTTACCAATGTTTACATTAAAACGGGAACCTCTTCTCCGTTCTCTACTGCAAAGTATATCTTGGATAAGGACATTTTTACTGGTGTGGGGGACACAGCAAAGGGGGCTGAAACTTCAGTGGTTATTTCCAATGCAATGCTGTATACGGCATCGTTGCTTAATATGGATACCGCAGCTATTACAGCAATGAGTGCCATTGCTGATGGTATGCACACGATTCTTAAATAATTGGTTAATATAACCACTAATATCACATCGGAGGAATATAAATGAAAGGTTCTGCTGGTATCCCCCAATTACAACTGGAAGTGCTGAATAAGCTGATCATGGCTTTTCAGCGGCCTTCCAACTTGTTCTTTTCCAGTCTGTTTTCTACACAGAAAGCAGATTCGGATACTATTAAATGGGAAGTTGAGTACGGTTCGGCAGGAATGACACCGTTTGTTGCTCCTGGTTCGATTGCCCCTACTATCGGACTGGACGGCATCGGTGAAGGTTCCGCAAAATGTGCCTTCTTCAAAGAGAAGATTTACTTTGACGAGGAATTTCTTAACAATCTTCGGCAGCTTGGAACATACGCTACTTATCAGACCGCTGAAAGGCATCTGGCACGTGGTCTGAAGAAACTGCGTAATCGTATTGATCGTCGTCGTGAGTGGATGATTGCCCAGGCTATAATCAATGGTTCTTTTTCGTATGTCATGAAGGGTGGATCTAAAGCTTCCGTTTCATATGGCATTCCCACTACCCATATGATCACTATTCCTTCAGGGTATGAGTGGGACGACGGTACAACCCGTAACCCTGTTGGTGACATCTTTGACGCCAAGCAGATTATGGCTGATGATGCCGGTGTTACTCCTGATTATGCCATTTGTAACAGTTCCTTGCTCCGTATCCTGATCAATGATGCAAAACTTCAGGCACTTCTGGCTAAATCTGCATTTGGTGACGGTCAGCTTTTCGCTAATCCTGCTATGGTTCTCGGTGAGCTTCTTGGTGTTGGCAAGCTTATGATCTATGACGAACTGTACGAGGTATCTGCGGAGGTTCTGTCTGCCGTGACTGGTGGTTCTTCTACCACTGTAACCGTTGACGATGCTACTGATTTTGAGGTTGGTGGCAAACTGCGTTTCGTTGATCGTTCCGAGAATCGTGTATGGGAAGATGAAACCATCACTGCTGTAAATAAATCTACTGGTGTTATCACTGTTGCTACCGCTCCCACCCTTTCCTTCAAGGCTGGAGAGGATAAGGTTATTATGCGGAAGAAGTTCATTGCCGATAAAGATTTCCTTATGTTCAGTAAGACTTCGGCAGATGGTGATGATATTGCCGAGATTCTGGAAGCCCCTTATGGCCTTGGTCGTCGTTGGGGAACCTACGTGGACAGTAAGGACGAGTGGGATCCAGAAGGAACCTGGCTGCGTGTGCAGGACAAATGTCTGCCGGTTATTTACCATCCCGATTGTAGTGTTAAACTTACCGTATATTAATTCAAAAAGAGAGGACAATCCAATGTCAGCCGTTTTGAAAGTAATGTTAAACTGTACTCTTAAACGGTATGATGGAGACCTGCTCACTGAGGGAACTGTTTTTACTGGAACCCTCAGTGAGCTTCCAGAGGAAATTCGTCGTGCTGTAGAAGCAAAGAAAAGTTACATTTCGGTAACAGAACTCGTAGAAGAGAAAATAGCGGAGGTTACTACGGAATTGATTCCTGAACTGACAGGAGGCATTGATACTCCTGCTCCTGTAGCGAAGGAGACCGAAGCAAAACCCGAAGTGAAGGTTGAAAAATCAGCACCTATTGAGAAGAAAACGCTCAAAAGAGGAAAGGCCAAATGATAACCAATAGGGAAGAACTTATTTCATTTACGAAGAACCTTATGGGTGGTTCTTCCACTAAGGTTTCGGAAACAGGGTATATCCAGGCAGCACAGCAAACAGAGACTGAGCTTAAATGGGTATACCCAATTTCTGATGATACAAAGTCTTATTGGATGGTAGAGCGTATGCGGAGACATGCTCTCTATATCCTCATGGTTGAATCTGCCCATAAGTTTCAGTATAAGCAGATTCACATTGAGCATAGGTTTAAGCACTATATCCAGTTGCTGGAGAAGTGTGACCAGGATTTCTTGAAGGCTGTAGAAGAGTTTTCCGATTTGTTCGATCAGGGTACATGGGATAATTTCGCCTATTATCTTGCTCCAGGATTTATCTATGACAGTCTTGGTAGGGACGTAACCTACCTTGATGGGGTTTGATAATGGCAGGTATTGGGGATGATATACGAGAAGTCTTAGAAGAACTCGGAACTGCCGCCACAGTTTACCGGTTAGGCGGCAGTGTGTTCTCTGAGAAACTGGATATTGAAACGTATCCCGATAGTTCTACTGAGTTTATCCGTCAATTTTTTGCTACCGCTACCACCACATTCGATTCAAATATCATTGCAGGGGATACTGTTCTAGTAAACGGTATTTATTATTTAGCCACAAATATCCAAAGTTCCAGTTTTGAAGATGCTGTTGTAGACAATACAGTGGCTTTGTACCGTTGTAATTGTAATGGTACTCTTCGCCGATTAACCATAGTTAGAGATGAAAATTACGTAGAAGTCCCTACGTGGACACCGTTATATACTCAGGTAAAGACATTGCAGTGTGAGGATCGTTTCGGTAATGAGATGATTCTGGAAAATGATGTGATGGCTTTTGTAGCTCAGAAACTTTCTTTATACATTCCCGCAGGTTATCCTGTAAAAATTGACGATAGATGGCAACCCAATTACTTAGACCATACCGAATATTATCGAATAACGACAATTGATAAAAGAAGATTATCCAATGTTCTGATCTGTGGATTGAAAGAGGATTCCCGAGTATGACCACCAGGAAATCATTTCCAGTAATTGAACTGGATGGAAAGTCCCTTGCTATCTTCTATGAAGATATGAAGAGTGCTTTTGCCTGGTTTGGCATGGGATACAATGCAATTCATAAATGGGCAGATCGTAATGGCAATGGTATACTTTCTCCGTTAGGTGCCCAAGCACTGAAGGATTTTATAAAAGCAACAATGGATGGTACCAGTCCTTGGAAACCTCACTGGGATCCATTATCGAAAGAACAGATTGCTTTCAAGGAAGATCGAAACGCTTTTACTTCTCCTTGGAAGATGGAAGGAAACATATACCGAAATATAGTGATACGGAAAGTAGGTTCTGCCTGGACTGTTGGCATTGATAAGCGAGTTACTGTTCCTAAGATTGGTTTTCGTACCAATGCTAATGTAAGAGGACCAGTTCAAAGGATTAAAGTTGAAACCTATGCTGCCATGATTGAGTTTGGTCATAGCAGTGAGAATGCCAATATTCCAGAACGCCCATTATTCTTTCCTGCTTTTGCTCAGTTCAAAGCGGGCACTGTTCCAGAATTACTAGATTTAGTTAAAAAATCCATGTCTAATGCGGCCAATTTGTATCGTGTAACTCCATATAGTAGCAGTAAATCTACTGGAGATACTGGTACAATAATGAGTCAGGCATCTGTTGACTATTCAAAAGGAATGGAACCCAATAAGGATTTTTCTGATGGACAGTTTGACGAAATGCAACGATCCGAAATGCGGATCAGTTCCAGTTTAGGAAACATGGCAAGTGATGCCAAACGGCAGGAATCTGCGGTGAAGAAACAGGATCAAGCCGATCTGGATGCTTTCAATAAGAAACACAATATCGATTACGGCAGCATGGATCCCGAATTACAGAAAATTCTAAAACAATTTGGGTATAAATAATGCGTATACTCCAGATGTACCCGAAAGATATAACTTTCATCTGTGAATTTACTTTGTCTGACCTTGCAAAGTTGCGTACTGCAATGGATATGATAACCGTTAATTTTGATCAAACTATACCAGAGGAAGTAGAAGCAAAAGATTTTCTTGTCGATAACTTTATAAAGTTCTTGGAAGAAACCATAAAAGGGGCAACTGATGGCACTTGATCCCACCCTACAGGAATCTTTATATAAATTATCCATAAGGAAATACTTTGTAGATAATCTGGTAACAGCCCGTGGAGTTTACATCTCATTTGATAAGGTATATTCTATTCCTGTGGTAAATGGACTAGAAATGACTAATTGGATTGTATTCCATTTTGGCCCAACTAAAATAGATATACTTTCCAATGCTCTATTGTTTGCATACTGCTTCTCTAGAAAAGATCCAGACAATGTAAATCTCTCTGTACTGAGAGACAAGTTAATGGATACTTTATTTGACCACACTGCTACAGATGGTTTAAAGAAGATACCTTATCTGAATGATGCAAGAGTTAAGATAGGTGGAATTGTACCGTTAGTTGTTAATGAATCTGAAATAGAACTTGGAGCAGATGGTTCCAATGTAAAAACAGTATCCATTAGAATGAATTGGGGAACCAAATGATTAACTTTGTCTACTGTGAAAAGTGTGGTAAAAAGTTACTCAGCAGGTTACCCAATGGTTTATGGCAGTTCAAATTCGGCAGAAGGGAAGGAATTGAACCGGCAATTGATATGGAAATACATGGCTCTGTAAAAATGAAGTGTATCAGGAAGTCATGCCGCCATACCAATATTTTCAATTTCTTCCCACCTGTACTCAATCCTGAAAAGGAATAACCATTAAAATAATTAAATATTAAGGAGAACAAACCATGGCACGATCCGGGCCCGTAACTAAGGATACCAGTACTATAGCACTGGGACTTGCACAAATTCGTGTTGGCGCTTCCGCTGCAAACATCGCCAACGTCAACTCAGTATTGCTGCCCGCTGCTTCTATTGGTGCTCTTGCCAGTACGAAGTACACCGGTTCAGTAGATTACTGGAAACTTCTTTCTGGTTTCCCTCAGCTGGAGGATATGTCCATTCCTCTTCGGGAAACTTCTCAGCTTGAATGTGAGTTCAAGGAGATTACCCCGTACAACTTGGCACTTGCTCGTGGTATCGATCCTGTTGGTGCTCAGGTTGCATCTGCTACATTTTTGGGTAAAGTAACTACTCTTGGTACTACTACTGGAGCCATTGCTGTTACTCAGGATGCTGGTCCAGTAACTGATAAGTTTACGGTAGTGTTTACTTCAGCAACGGCATTTAACGTATTTGGTGATGCTACTGGAACAGTAGGTTCTGGTACTGTTTCTACTGAATTTGCCCCTGACAATGGCGGCGACCCCTATTTCACTATTCCAGCAAACTTCTTCTCTGGTACATGGGCTGCAAATCAGATTGCTACTTTCCAGACTGTTGAGTATAAGGCAGCTGGTGCTTATGACAACGCCCATTCTGGCGACATTAAACTTGGTGCATTGTCTGCTCCTGCATTTGTACGTATGGAAGCCGTTTACACGTATCCGAATGGTACTAACCATATGTATATCGTATTTCCTCGGGCGAATGCTACTGCATCTACCGAGCTTGATCTCCAGGCTGAAGATTCTGCCGCTTCACCGATTACGTTTGAGGCTAAACGTGCTGATAGTGAGACTTCCGGTGGACATGCGGTTTGGGATTCCCAACCATTAGGTCGTATATATTTCGATTGATTTCAAGTAGTTACACACTTTCTGAGAGGGGTAACCACTCCCCTCTCACTTTAATCTCTAAGGAGAAGAACAATGGCTTTAGTAGTTAAATCCGATACATTGGAAATTGGTGTACGATCCGCAAGAAGTATAACCCTGTACTGTCTGTCTATGGCAGACGAAGTAAAGTTCACTTCCGTTATAGCCAATGCTTTTTACAAGTTTAATGAACTGAATAAAAAGGAACCATTACCGATTGCTGAGAGTAAAGATCCAGATGATGTAGTTGATTTCATGCAGGAACTGGAATCTGACGATTTCTTTTCCGCAGAAGCAGTCTCTTTCATCATTACCACTATTCAGGACAATCTTACCGATATTCTGAAAATGATCTGTGAAGAGGAAGTTACTCTAAACGATCTTACCAATGAACAGTTTGCCGATCTTGGGAAAGTTACAGAGTCTGTGGAAGAAAATCAAGAGTATATTACCACAGACGAAGCAGTAGCCGAACTTATATTCTCTACCAGTTACACGGTAGATCATTTCTACAAGTACCATACCTTTCAAGGGGGTTTAACCAAAACACAGTTCGATTTCTTATATAGTGCGTACCAGTCAAAGATTGCCAGGGAATATGAATTCCAGGCAGCATTGCATGGTACATCTTTAAAGGGTGGTAAGAAGCAGAGTAAAAAAGAACCGCAATCAGACAGTCCAAAAGTTCCATTGTTTGGTGATCCTGAAGAGTACAAAAATATTTCTCCAGAGGAAAGAGAGAAAATGACCGAATCTATGTTAGGGAAACATAGAGTTTGGGCAGCAAACCCTTTGACAAAGAGTATTTAAAATGGCTCAAACAATAGAACTTGGTTTAAAAGCTGCGCTGAAAGGTGGTTCCACCGAAGCATTCAAAACCCTTGCCAGTGCCTTTCGAGGTTTAGGCAAGGAACTCAAGGCAACAGCCAAAGATTTATATAATATGGGCAAGACCGAGACTGCGGATAGTCTCGGTCATGTCGGTATGGCTGTTGATCGTCTTACTACTTCATTCTCTAATCTTCATAAAACTGGTAAAGATACTTCTAAATTGGTGGATGAAAACACCAAGAGTATGACGAAGTATTCCAAGGAAATTGGTGCTGTTAAAGATGCCTGGATGCTGTTCTCGAAAGGGGGGACAGCATCTGGGGCCGCTTTAAAGAGTGCTGTTTCTTGGACAGAACGGTTCTCCACTTCTATCCAGAACATGAAGCAACAGATGAGAATCGGTGGGGCTTCTGAATCCAGTATAGCAAAGTGGGCAGAATCGTTAGACTTCTCCAAGATCAAAGGTGGATTAAAATCAGGTGACTTGAAACTGGTGGGCTCCAACATGGAGTTTGTCCGTAAGGAAGGGTATTCCCTTATGAACATGAACACCAACCTGATTAAATCCATTGATGCATTTAATAAATCCAATTCTATTTATGCCAAAGAAACCAATAAAGCAAAAGGAATTAGTCTTGCTTACGGTGAAGCCGTTTCCACTTTAGGTAAGAAATTCCAGTATAATAATGAACAAGCAAAGATTTGGGCACCTGCCTTGCAGAGTGTGCAGACTGCAATGGAGAAGACAAGAGTATCCGCTACTGGTACCGGTGTAGCTTTCACCCAGATGACCAAAGATACTAAACTTGCCGCTCTTACCCAGGCTGTATTGCAAAAAGACTTGAAAGCTTCCGCGTCAGGTTTCACTGTAATGAATGAGAAGGGCTTGAAAGCCTTTTCGGGATTAACGGAAGAGGCCGCTGGCAAGCTGGGATTACTCTCTAAAGGGTTCAATCAGCTAAGTGTAAAAGTAGGAGCCCAGAGCCTTCTTGACTACGGAAAGGCATTAGACAGTTCCAGAGGTAAATCAGATAAGTTCCTGAAAGGTCTTGCTCAGATGGCAAACAAGCATGGTGTTCTTACCCAAGCTTTCCGCGATCAGCATGAAGACATGAAACGATCTGAGTCTATCTGGAACAAGCATGTTACTACTTTACAGAAGACTGGTAAGATATCTGAAGAGACTGCCAAGAAGATGAAAGAAGGGTTTAACGCTTCGGCAGTCTCTTCCAATGCTTTGACAAATGCTCTGCGTAAACCACAAAGAGAATACGAAGAATTACGGAAAGCCATTAATAGAGTTTCTTCTATTACTGGTCAATCCACTGCTGCTTTACATGCAGAAGCCCAAGCACTGAAAGCCCAGAAGAAACCACACGATGATATCGTCAATGCCATAAATAGCAAAATTTCCACTTACAAGCAATATTCCAATTTAGCTTCACAGATTGAAACTGCTGAGAAACGGTTAGCGGAAACTACCGGTGCCAATGTAAAGAAAATTCATGAACGTACCGCAGCCCAGATAAACAGTGCAAAATCTGACCAGGAACTTATTACCGTAGCCAAGAAACGCCTTGAGGAATTACAGAGGGAAAACACTAAGATAAAAGAGAATTTGGCAAGCAAGGATAAGATGGACAAAACCAATGTCCGTCTCCGTTCTACTTATGCTGACCTTGCCACCACCAATAGAGATTTTGTCAAGGAATTAAACAATACAGTAAAGGCTTACGGTCGTAGCGATTTAGAGGGCAAGAAAGCAGAGGCAAGGCTAAAGCTTCATGCGAAAGCTACAAGAGATTCCGCAAAGGCCATGTCGATTTTCCAGAAGGTTGCTGCTGACGTAATCGATCATGTGAAATCATTTGCCTCTTATGCTACTGCTGCCACATTTATTGCTGGTTTGGTAGGTGGATTTAGTTTAGCCACTTTAGCCATAATTGACTTTGATCAGTCTCTAAAAGATTTACAGGCTATTACCCAGGCAACTGACAGGGAAGTAACTTTGATGGGAGAGACTATCAAGGACGTTGCCAGCAAGACAAAGTTCTCCGCTCAAGAAGTTGCTGAAGGAATGAAGATTCTGGGACAGGCTGGTCTTTCCGCCCAAGAATCGATTGAATCTATGCAAGCTGTATCGGATTTGTCTACTGGTACACTTTCTGATATGGCTACATCGGTAGACCTTGTTACCACTGCAATGGCTGTATTTGGTATTAAAGCCACTGATTCGTCTCATATTGCAGATGTTTTCGCCAATTCAATTAATAAATCCAAACTTGATGTTGAGAAGTTACGAGTAGCCTTCAACTATGTTGGTACAATAGCGGAAGAAACTGGTGTAACTTTTATCGATACTGCTGCTGCAATGTCTGAACTATCTAATAAAGGTATTCGGGCATCTACTATTGGTACTGGTTTACGACAGGTTCTTGAAAGATTGGTTAAACCATCCGAGGATTTTCTGGCAGGCATTAAAGCCGCTGGTATGTCAATTGATGACTTTAATCCTAAGATGCATTCATTGGGAGAAATAGTCGGTAACCTTTCCGTAGTAGTAAACACTTCTGAGAAAGCTTTCAGGATGTTTGGTATTCGTGGTGCTTCTGCTGTAACTGCTCTTATATCAAACGGTGAAGCTGGTTTCAATAAAATGCGATCTGCTGTATCCCAGTCTGGAACTGCTGCTGCAATGGCAGCTAAACAGATGGAAGGGCTTGGTGTCCGTATCAAGAATATGTACGATAAGGCCAAGCTGGTAGCAGTTGCTTTAGGGGAACATGGTCTGTCTACAATTCTTGGTTTCTTGGTAGACAGAATGAGAAATTTCCTTGACATTCTTGTCTATATCAGTGGTAATCCTATTGGTGGATGGATCATTAAGATAGGACTTGCAACAGCGGCTTTGTCCGCTATGTATGCTGCTTTTATGATTATTAAAGCGGCTGCTTTTGGAACAATGATTGCTTCATTTGCTGGTCATTTTGTAGCACTTGTTCCGAAGATATATGCTGCTGCTACTGCAATGGGGGTATTTAGTGTATCCCTTGGTCCAATACAATGGACAATGGTAGCCATTGCCGCTGCATTGACTGCTGTAGGTGTTGGTTTTTCCATGTACAGGAAACATCTGCAAGAGAGTTATGATGAATCCAAAAATCTAGCTAATGAGTTTAAATCACTTGCCGATTCTGTAGTGGATTACGAGGTAAAGATATCCAGTCTTGATAAAACCACACAGGAATATAAGGATGCCACATTTGAACTGCGGACTAAACTCATAGAAGTTGGTAAGGGTAATACTGCTTTAGCTGCCTCTGCTCGTTTGGTTGTCTCTGCTATTCACCCATTAACTGGGCAGTTTAAAGAAGGTTCCACCGCTTTAGATGATTTTTACAGGAAAGCCAGAGAACTGGAAACTCTCAATCTTGCCAAGTCTTTTGAAGCTACTGGTAAAATATTTGAAGAAAGTATGTCCAATTTGAATATTTTTATCAATACTGCAAAGGGAAAATTACTGGAGTTTGCTGCATTTGCGATTGATTTATTTGGTAAAATTCCAAATATATTTCTTCTATTCTTTAATTTACCTGGGGCAGAAGAATTTGAAAGGAAGATAAAGGATGCTGGTGGTGAACTTGTAGAACTATCTGATATCGTTAAACGATTCAAGGATGGTAAAGCTACTTTTAAAGATATGGAAACAGCTTTAGCTGATGTTGGTTTTGCTTCTACTGCAATGGGAAAAACAATGAAACTTGCTTTTGACCAGATGCAAAGAGAAGCCGCTGAAGTAATTACTAAGTTGATGCTGGCTGGTGATGTGGATTATTCTATGTCCACTGATTCCATTATTAAAGTAGCAAAAGATATGGGATATTTGACCAATGCTACCGATACCCAGATACAGGCTATCCGTAGTCTTATAGATGAAACAAAGAAGTTGAAGAATGCGGAAATAAATAGACTGGCTGAAAAGTGGTCTAAGGAATTTGAGAAGGCTGGAAGTTCCTACGATGATTTTATAACTGGTATGTCTGGTGCGAATACGGCTGCAATTATTTCGGTATCTGAATTGAATAAAGAAGTTATATTGGGGTATGAAGAACAGAAAAAGGTCATTGCTTCTGCGGCTAAAGCCAATGCAAAGTTATATAAAGACGGTGTAATTGGTGTAACTGAGTATACCAGAGCAAAAGCTAATCTGGAAAAAAGAGCTATGGAACTTTCTATGAAGATGGTAGAAAGTGAAGATATGAAACGGTATGAGGCTATAAAAAGAGCCGATGCGGAGTACGAGAAAAAGGAAAAAGAATTAGAATCTCGGTATGCAAGAGGCGTTATACTGGAAGAAGAATTTTATAAGCAAAAAGAAGAACTCGGTCAAGCCTATGCTGACAAAATGGCTCAGATCAATGCAAACATATATGATCCACAAGAACTTGCTGCGGGATTTAAAGAGTTTAAGGAAATTGCGGAAGCAGAATTAGCCGAACTTATTCTTAGTATAGAGAAGCAGGAAGCTTTGGGACTAATGGCCAAAGACGATGCAGAAAAGAAAAAACTTCAACTTACTTTGGATACTTATGATAAGATTGAACAACGGGCTAAACAGGACCATGAAATTTTAAAGAATTTGAATACACTTGATCCTGTAGCAATGGCATCTGCACTGAAACGGTATAAAGATGCTTCCACCAAATATTTCCAGGAAGAGACCAAAGCTCTTCAGGAAGTGAATCAGAAACGTGGGGAATTAGAACAGAATATCAAAGACTGGGGAAATGAACGGGAAAAGAATTCGGAAGAACTTAAAGATAAAATTGTCCAGATAGAAAAGGATTTAAGTAGGGAAATAGTTGACGTAAATAAAGACCTGCAAGAGAAAATTGAAGACCTTCTGGAAAAACGGAAGGGTATTTATGAAAAAGCTTCTGCTGACATAGCGGGCAATCAATCCAGTCTTCAGGACAAGATCCGTAAGATTCATCAAAGGGGTATGTCCGATGAAGCCAAAGAATACGACAATGCCCACTGGGCCCAGGAGAAGTATGTAAAGGGAATTGAACTCCTGAATAAAGCCAAGATTACCAGCGATGAGAAGATGCTGGATCAGGCTAAGAAACTTCTGGATGATTCCGCTTCTTTGTATGAGTCTCTGGAAGATCCATCTAAAGCTGTTGCTGGTGTTTCCAAAGTTTCTAAAGAAATGGAGAAACTGATTAATGTTGATCGGGACATTGCGGTAAAAGCTATTGATAAAGAAATTGCTGATGCAAAATCGAAAGCCAAAATAAAAATAGCCATTGCTAAAGAAGAATCAGGGGAGAGAATAGCTGCTGAGAATAAACGCCATGCCAATGAGATGAAGAATCTTGATACAGAGATTGCCAGAGCAAGAGAGAAGATTGCTATTCTTAATGGTAAACAAGAAACTGTTATGAACCATAGTAAGAATACTGGTGATGTTACCAATGCAGATAAAACTGCTATTGATGCTGGTGTTTCCCAGGCCCAAATTACTTCTGTAGAAAATATAAACGGTGTATGGCAACAGGTTACCAAGAATGTTCAGCAATACAACCAGGAAGTAAAGAACTCTGGTACTGCTGCTGCTCAAGAAGCCCAGAAGATAGAGAAAATAAACGGTGTATGGCAACAAGTATCCCAGAGTGTAGGGCAATCGAAAGATTCAATGGCCAAAGATACAGGATTCAATCAGACTGTAAAGGATTCTGATTCTGCTGCTCGGTCATTGGAAGCTCTTTCCCATATAATGGAAAGAGTAAATGCTTCCGTTATTAACACTACGATGGATGCTACCACTGCTTCTGGTATTGTAAAAGACCTTTCTGCCAATGTAAATTCTCTGTTTTCTAAAGAGGTTTCACCGACAGAGAAACTTGATGCAGCAATGAAAGCTTATAATACTGTGGCATCTACCGGTGAAGTGGCTACTGGTAAACTGCAAGAGATGTTTGTTAAACTTCAGGCTATTGCTGTGGAAGCAGATAAACCAATAACTTTGGAATTAGATAATGGTAGAGAATTTGTTACCACTATAGATGATGCTGGAAAAAGGGTAACCCAACTGTATGATACTCTTAAAGCATCTCCGTTACAGTTTGACAGTAATTCCAGTGTTCTCAAATTCTTGCAACAGATACCTGGGATGATTCAGGTAGCAGAAGATAAGATTAAGAACGGTCAACCAATAGAAATCCCGATAGTCACTCAGGACATTGAGGGTTCCGCTATTGAATTGGTGAAGAAAATTCAGGCATTGAACTCCCAAATAGAAAGCGGTCAGATCGAAGGGTTTATGGTTCCTCTAGCCATTACCCAGATAGAAGATGCTATTGCCGATTTTAAGGAAAAGGTGAAAGAGAGTGGTGATATTTTCCCAATAGATACAGATGCAATGTTCAAGAAAGTGGACGAAGAATGGAGTGCCACCATAGCTAAAATAAAAGAAGATCCAGCAGAAGTTATGTCTAAACTTGATAAATCTTCCTACAATAAAGTGGTGGATGCTCTTAATAAACTGTCCAAAGATATTTACGTGACTGTCCATACCAAGAATGTAGAGCAGAAGTCACAAGGAGGGAGGGTAAGGGGCTATGCTGGTGGTGGCCGTCTTGCTGGTGTTTCTTCAACAAGAGATACCCAACTGGTAAAAGCTCGTAAAGGGGAATGGTTTATCAGGAATGAATCTGCTAATTACTGGGATGATATTGCTCCAGGATTCATGAATGGTATTAATAAGCCATTCTCTTCGGTAGGTAGGATGATAGCCAATACCATAAAAAGTCAAAACATTACAACAAGAAATAAACTTTCTACCACTTCTCGTTCCTTGACTACTGATTCAGGTGGCGATATAATGAGCAAACTTCAGTCTTTTGGAACAATCTCAGTTAATATTGGTGGAGAATCTGCAACTATAATGGCTGACCCAATGAATGCAAAATCTTTCCTGAAGATGATTAGGAAAATGGAAATGGGGGCATCCTCATGAACCCGATATATATTGGTGCAGAACAGTTACATAACGGTGTTTTCTGGGTAAACGAATTCTCAGAACCCAGAACTGCTGAAGATGCTTTCATTGATGTTGATGGCGGGGAAGTTGTTCAAAGAACTTTCTTGTCAGGTGGTAGAAAGATTATCCTTGAAGCAAAAGGTTCCGATTCTGGTGGACGTTCTTACTTTACCAGAAGACAGATAGAATTATTTGAACAGTACGAAATTTCTGGTACTGTGGTTAATTTAATCTATAATGGGAATACCTATCCAATTAGGTTTCCATCAAATTGTTTATCGGTCACCCCTTTACGAGACTACGTTGGTCATTCTCCAGGGGATATTTACTATGGTACTCTTACTGTAATGGGGGTTAGTGTATGACTATTTTGGCATCTGAAATAAAGTTTTTTAAATCTATGGTAGTATCTGACGATGCTACAAATGGTGGGTATCGTAGTGATAACCAGATAACTTCTGGTAGTCCTGCAAACGTATTTCCCAATGTATTCTCTGCTGAGAGAAATGCTGGATCTGATAAACATAGATTTGTTTATATAGCCAACCATAATGCAAACAGGGAAGAGGCACTAAACCTGAAAATGTGGTTGGATAAAGAAACACCTGCTGGTGATTACGTCCAGTTCTTTATGGGCACTCAGGGCATGACCCAAGGGGATATAGTTGGTACAGAGGAAAAGTTTACCGTAGCCACTTTAACCACTAATATTGCTGTAGGTGGTAATACTTTTGTAGGAACTTTCCCTGTTGCTGGTTTAACTGGTTCTATTGTAAACGGAAGCAAAATTCGATTAACCAATAAAGCCACTCCTGATGCTGTTACAGGAACCGAAGAGTTTGTTACGGTAAATAGCGTTCCTTCTATAGCTGGTACCCAAACTTCCTTTACCTTTACACCAGTAACTGCCTACGCCTATACAGTAGCAGAAGGTTCCCGTTGCAGTAAGGTTTCCGAAGTAGCATCATTGAAAGCTACTCAGGGAACTATCACTAAATCATCGGCTGCTGGTACATTCGATGATTCCACTTACCCACCTTTGCTTGACAATATTGGTACCATACAAGATACTTTTACTTTTACTTTCAGCAATGCCACTAACTTCACTTGTGTTAGTGCAAGATATGGTTCATTAGGGGCCGGTGTTACCACTTCAAACTTTGCCCCTAATAATCCAAGATGTAGTCGCCCCTATTTTACAATTGAATTAGAATTCTGGGGTGGTACGTGGGCACTAAATGATACACTTACTTTGCCCACTCATGAGGCAAGTATCTGTATAGGGGAAAATAGAGTAGTTCCTGCGGGATGTTCCTCTTTTGTGAATAACAGCTTCACTTTAGCGGTCTCGTTAGAAACTGCGTAAGGGTAGTCTTGTATTTGAAAGGAATATAAATTGATTCCCGAAGTAAAATTTTTAATGGAATAGTTTAAATAAATGTCTACTCAACTTCATTCAGTCACTTACTCAGTTCAATCCAAGACCAGTAATGATTTTGTGTTGTTAGAACAAGAACCATGGGACCCATATGTAGGAATGTTAACCAAAGTGCAATTTATAACAGCACTAAATAAAATAATGTTTAGTGGAAAAGATTCAGAACCAAATTGTGCTTCCGATGGCCTTATGTATTCCAGTAAAGTATATGCTTACCCTTCAAGAGAAGATTTAGCTTATTCAATGGGATGGGTAAATGCTCTGAATGTGGATAAAATTATCCAGTTCCCAATATTTACAGAATTGCTTCAGTGTAATATGGAACAAGACCTTGATCTGAAATACCCTGCAATGGAGATTATAAGTGCGGGATGGAAAGGTGGGGCTTATAGTTCTGATGGGGCGATAGTAACACCACCAGCATTGACTTTAACTGATACAGGTGCACATGTTGCCAGTAAAGTATACGGTACCGTTATTGTTAAATATAAGGTATGCCAGCATCTTTATCCATTTTCAGTACAAAGAAGAGTTGATGCCATAGAGAATCCATTCACTGCTTTCGCTTATGCTATATGGGATGGTGGAAACGAATTTATTGAATTGAAAGCACCAGAAGGAGCGGAAGAAAGTCAATGTAATAATTCTGGTTCAGTAGATATTATTCCAGATAAACCTCGACCAGACCACGTTGATCCAGAAGACCAGTTTATTAAGATAGATTATTGTGACCAAACAGTTATTGAAGACTAATGGGAAA